ATGGCAGAGAAAACCCCGGTCGAGCAGCTTACGTACAAGCAGGCTTCGCAGGAGTTGGAGCTCATCATCCGTAGCTTGGAGTCGGGCGATATGGAGCTCGAGGAGTCGCTCGAGAGCTATACCCGCGGCGTAGAGCTCCTCAAGAGCCTGCGCACCCGCCTGTCCGATGCCGAGCAGAAGGTCTCGGTGCTTCTTAAGGACGTCGACGGCAACGACGTGCTCGCCGATGGCGAAGCCGCCAACACCGACGACAACCTCTCGTTCTAACCGGAATTAAGAAACCCGCAGGTAGAACGCTTGCATAAAGATTTTGCGTCCTAATTTGTCCTTAAGGGTACCTAACTAATTATCAAACAATGCCTTATCGACCGTCTCGATGAACAGTTCTTTATCTGGGCGGTCGTAGTGTTTGCCGAGAATATTCTTCGCGGCGTGGCCCATCATTTTGTCCACCATCTGGGATGGAATGCCGTATTTCCACAACATTGCAGTCGCCCATGAGTTGCGAAGTTTGGTCATTTTCAGATATCGAAGGTCGATAGTTCCATCCCTGAATGGCTCAATCCACTTTTCAGTAACCCTTGCACGATCCATCGGCATTCCCGTGCCTTTGTCGCAGATATAGAGTTCTTCGTCATTGGTTCGCTGCTCGGCTATCTCGGCAAGACGTAGACTCCACGGGGGCGGGATTATGATTGGGCGGTAGCTATCGTTTGTTTTTAACCGAGTGAACTTGCTGCCTTGCGCGTACTGGTGGTGGAGGTCATAGACGGCATACGTGCGCCCGTGGTATTGCTCGAACGTAATGTCCTTCACTGCCGCAGCCACGGCTTCACCTACACGGCATGAGCCCTTAGCCATGAGGATTACGGTTCCCTCTATGCGGTTGCCGCGCAACGATTCTAGGATATTGTCCATTTCGGCTATCGTGTAGACCTCTAGTCCACCATCGTTTGTACGTTTCTTCTCACGGGGCATCTTGTATCTGGCGTCGACAAACGAAAAGCCGCCCACGTCATGGAGCTTCGCGCAGTTGACGAGATTGAGCACTAGGTTGTTGGAGCTGTGGGCTTGAGAATACGTGAAACCATCCAGCCATCGCTGATAGTCTTCGATTCTTACTTTGCTCATGGTGACGTTTGCCCACTTCGGCGATACCTTTGAGCGCCACGCGCTGCGGTAGCTATTGAATGTGTTACGGGATATATCGCCTGATTCCACCTGTTTTTTCAACTGCGGGAAATACCATTCGTCCCAGCATTGGGCGAACGTGGGGCAAGGTATTACGCGCTCGTTTGGCGGCAAATGGTGGAGTTGCCAAAGGCGGCGCAATTCATCGTCCGCTTCGCGCGAGGTGCAGGGGTAGAGCGTCTTTGAGCGGCGTACGCGGTTGAGCCCGTCCCACTCGCACCACCTGATGCGCCACTTGTTCTTGTCGATTTTGGTTTTGGTTCCCCATGATGAACGTGGCATAATGGGCCTATTCCCTTCTAATCGTGAGTTTGCAGGAGGGTTGGCGCTCCACTGGTCTTGGCGGGTTGGTGGGGCGCTTTTTTGATGGCTATACGCGGGTTATCGGCACGGTCACGTCCGTATCCCCGAGCTTCGCAATTATCTCCTGTGTGGAGTCGGGCACTTGGAAGAACACAGCTTCACGATCTGTCTGCCCCTTATTGGCGAGCATGTACCCGGCAAGCGCGTCGCCGTAGCCCTTATAGTCGTACCCCGAGCTGAACGGAGTCACCGACACGCCGTCAGGTGTGGTGAAGTCGATTCCGGCTTGGGTGTAATCGAACCCATCGTTGCCGTCCGGGTCTTTCACGCTCTCGTTGCCCACAATGAGCATGAGGGCACAGACCACGTTGCCGTCTGCTATTTCTTCTGAGCCGTCCTGATATTGCTGTGTAAGCGACTGAGACGCATCGCACCCCTCTACCGTTATGGTGAGCTTGCCGAGCTTCGATTTAACTTCAACGGCATCGCCAACGTTGGCAGTCTTGCGGACGGCCTTCTTTTTGGCCTTGGGCTTCTTTTCCTGTTTCGCAGAGCCGGACGGCTCCTGTCCGCTCGTCCCGCATCCTGCAAGCCCGATGGCACCTGCCGCCACCGTCGCAATGAACGCCCTTCTGCTGAGTTCCATCTACTCCATCTCCTTCGATGATTGGAACCATACGACCGTGCCGTGGAACTCCACCGTGTGTTCGGTGGTGGCGGCAAATACCATATCCTCATGTTCGGCATTGCTCGAATCTGGGGACAGTATCAGTGTGTTGGCACCGCGATATAGGCGGCGCATTACGTAGTCGGCCCCATCTATGCTAACGACCGCGATTGAGCCGTTTGAGGGGCACTGCTCAGGGTCTATGAGGATATAGCAGCCCTCGGGATAGACGTTATCCATGCAGTCGCCCTCCACCTGTAGGAAGTAGCCCTGCGGGTGGCGCTTGATGATTTCGTATGGCACGGGTACTGCATCCTGCAATACATCAGGCTCCTGGGCTTTCCCCGCGTGGACGCGGCCTAATAGGGGAGCGTAGGCGGGTTTGGCTGTAGTGGGCTTGATCGCATTAGACGGCGGAAGTTCGTCGGCGATGATATCTGCCGTCGAAACGCCAAGTGCGCCAGCGAGAAGCTGGACGTTACCCATGCGCGGCGTAGTCCATCCACGTTCCCATTGCGTGATGGTCGAACGCGATACATCAACCATCTTTCCGAGCTGTTCTTGGGTCAGTCCGTGCTGCTCACGCAAGCGTTTGATGTTTGCGCCAGTGCTCATTTAAACTCCCCTCGCGTTAATTTTTTCTCACATTTTAGTTTGTTTTGCTTGACACGACAATGTTTGTTTAGCTAACATGCAAGGCGTTGAAAGGAGGAACATGCAAACGCTTAAAGAAGCCCGTGAGCGCAAGGGCGTTAAACAGGTGGCAGTAGCCGACTACCTAGGGGTAGCTCGGCAAACCTACGCCAACTATGAGCAGAATCAAGAGCAAATGAGTATCGAGCAGGCCAAAGCCGTCTGCAAGTTTCTCGGCGTTGATGTTGCCGATATTTTTTTGCCTATAGATGTTTGCTAGACAAACATTCAATTTGTAACCAACCACTTATTTACCAACTGCGTTTCGCACGCGCCGCACTGGCGAATCACGAACCTCTCTACGTGAACATGCCTCCTGCGATCGGGCCAACCACACTCGCCAGTACGGTGCGAGCGGGACGCAAAGGGAGATAGCGCCCCTTGAGAACCGCATACCATCCATTGCCTACCGAGCCAAGAACGCCCCTTGCGAGGGTCAACGAGAGCGGGTGGGCAGGCAATTGGGATGGAGCGCCAACGCGCGAGTCTAGCCGGAGCTGGCTAGGCGAAAGACGAGATTCCAGCCCACGGGCTGGCGGTAAGCGTGGAGAGCCGTAGCGCGGTAGGAAATGACCGCGTATCCCACGCATGTAAACCCCATACACGCCCCAGCGTCACGGGGTGCGTATCCGCGAATCAAGTCATCGTAAGTTTTCGATTCGTTCTCAGTCCCCCTATAAGCAACAGGATACGTACCGCATGGCGCTGGGGCGCACTTATAGAACCGCGAGCGCGGTACTGCCGTGTCACAAGGAAATGTGTACAGCCCTTTTGATTGCGTACCTAGGCAGTATCGCGCTGGCGGCTCTAGGAGGTGAAGCATGGAAGAGATCCAAAGTCGAGCGCTGCAATTCGCTATAGCCGCTGGGCTGAAACCGCAAATGGCGTACACAGTCCGTCAGACGGCGCTCTATTCGGGCGTGCCGCGTTCCACCTTGTATGCGGAGCATCGGGCGGGACGCTTGAAGTTCAAGACCTACGGAAAGCGCAACGCGCTAATCAGCGTGAGCGAGTTCGACCGCTGGATGAATGAAAACTAAAAAAGCCGTTCCACGGGCTACCAACACGGGAAACGGCTCAAGACCCGACAGAAAGGAGGTCTCAGATGAATTATATCAGCACGCTGGCGCTGGTGGCCTACGACAAGGCTAGTGGATGGTGGAGCAGGCAGAGCGAACGGACGCAAAGCGCTATATGCGCCGCCGTCCTGCTCATACTGTTCATCATCGCTGGGAAAATCGAGGGCACCGCGCCGAGCGGCATGTACTACTAGGAGGGTCATGTCGTTTTTCGGATGGACTGCGGAGCAGAGGGGCGGCGTTTGGTACGCCCGTAAGTTGGTGGACGGCGGCAATTACGGCTCCACTGGTGCGGTATGGGTGCGCAAGGCGATAACGGGTCTCGGTCGCAACGCTACCAAGCGCGATGCCGAGCGTGGAATCATGCGCATGTACCGCGCGGGGGTGCTCAGCTAATGCCGAAGCGCACGAAAAGCTACCGTGTTGATTCTGTGGAACGTGCGCGAGTTGTTAAGCGTGCGCGTAACAAGTCCACCTACTTTTGGCGCGATGCCGAGGACAGGTATATATCCCAGCACCGCACCGATGGGTACGTGCTTATTTCCGAAGGTCTGAAGGGCATGGGCTACTACCGAAGCCCCGAGGCCGTGAGAATGCACGCCTACAGGTGCCTGAAGTTCCCACTAAGCAAATACCCCGAGCACGGCGTACGCAAGTGCGTCGAGTGCGGATGCTATGACGCTCGACCCGGCACGGTGGCTGGCAGGGCTGGTTTCTGCCCCACCTGCTGGACGAAACGCAAGGCACAGGCCATGCGCGAGGGGAGAAGCGAACGCGCCGCCGAGTCGGAATATCAGCGCGAGAAGAAGAAGCGCAGGAAACGGGACGAATAGCCCCAACGAAAGGAAGATGAATATGAAGGTCTATGTCGTGAGCCAAGGATACACTCCCATTGGCGTTTTCAAGGACAGGGAGACGGCGCTTGCCGTGAGCAAGGGCGCGAACGGAAGTCTTTTCGGTGGCGAGGACGATTGCCACGTGAAGGAGTTCCCCATCGTGTCAGAGCCTGTTGTCTGCGAGGTGATTAGCGATGCCGAACGTGAGTAACGAAGAGCGCCTGGCGGTCATCACCGCTTTCGGCAAAGCCGTGAAGCAGGCCGAGAAGCAGGTGCGCGAGGAAGTTGACGCGCAAATGCGCGAGGACTTCATGGTAAACGGCGTCACCCAAAAGCAGCTCACCGTGAACGGTCAGAAGGTCGGCACGATCTCGGCGCGTATGACCAAGGAGAAGGTCGGCAAGTATCCCATGCTCAAGTCCGCTCCCGAATTCGTGGAGTGGCTGCGCACGTCTGATGGTGGACTGGATACGCTGAACCGCCTTATGACCGTCAAGCCCGATTTGGTTCTTGATGCTGCGATTGCAGACGGAGAACTGCCCGATGGCTGCGAGATGGTCGAGCGTTGTGAGCCGCCGATGATGACTGGTACGACCGTTCGCGTGCAGTTGCCCAAGGTCATTGACGCGCTCGGTAACAACCTTGGTGCTGCTGCCGCAGCACTGCTTACGGGTGAGGTGGGGTAATGGACGATTTCAAGAAGGTCGCGGTCGAGTTCTACAAGCTGGCTCTTGAAGAACACGCGATGCTTGCTATTACTTCACTTATTGGTTCTGAAGATGCTTTCAAGCGCTTTTTGGATATGGCTAATAAGGTCAATGAGTACTTGGTTCAGCACGAAGCCGATTTCAAAAAGGCACGCCTTGAAGTCGAAGCCAACGAGATGCTTAATCAGGAGGTGTAGCCAATGGGTGTTCCAGTACTTATCTTAGGCCCGTCAGGCTCCGGAAAGACCTACTCGATGCGTAACATGCCCGTTAATTCCTACGGGCTTATCGAGTGCGAAAAGACCATGCTGCCGTTTCGCGGCGGTAAGAAGTTCGCGCGCACCAAAGAGTTTGCAGCCCTGCGCGGCATCATCAAGCAGTACGCGGATGTATACAAGACTGTCGTTGTGGATGATTTCGGGTACTGCGTTACCGATTTGTTCATCAAGCATATCGGAGACAAAGACCAGTACTCCATCTATAAGAACATCGCCGCCGAGGTCTATAACACCGTTGAGTTTATCAACGAGCTGCCTGGCGATGTGATCGTGTACATCACCATGCACACCGATTCCGATGCTTTTAACAACATCATCCCAAAGCTCATGGGAAAGATGGTCAACGAGAAAATCGACCTTCTGGGCATGGTCAACGTCTGCGTCTTATCCGAGGTAATCGAGGGTGAGCACGTGTTCATCGTTGACGATAAGCCCCCTGCCAAGAGCTGCGGCATTTTCGATACGCCCAAGTTGCCTAATGACCTCGCGCTAATCGACAAGGGCATCCGAGATTTTATCGGGGGTGAAGAATAATGCCCGATAGCTATGAGTTCGATTGTGACGAGCAGCCCGAAGAAGAACTGACGCAAGAAGAGTTCGACGGTAGCGGCTATTCATCCGACAAAGAAGAGAACCGTAAGAACCGCGTGCGCGATGTGTCCAAATGTGTCGATAGAGCTAAAGAGCTGTACGAGAACCAAGCGGTAAGAGACGTGGTGGATACCATCATGTTCAACACCGTTAGGAATAACGATGTTGGCTACACTTCGTCCGAGTTCAAGTGCGATCTAAAGCGAACTCTCAGGCGCAACAATGTGACCATTGAGAATAAGCGGGTAATCGTGAACGACCACGTTGCCGTTGTACTCATTCGCGTTGCATGTGCCGACAACAAAGAGTTCATCGACTATGCGCCGATTTCCAAAGCCGAGTGCGATGCGCTGCTATATGCGGAAGAGCCAGACAAATACGAATGGCTCAACTCTTCGCTTTACGGCGGTGCCCTCAAAGAGCACAAACGGCAATGTGCGTAGACAACGAAACCCTCGCAGAGATGGAGCGTCTTTGCGAGGACAGATACCAACAGTTGATACAGGGCGGTTGCGATCCAGACGTGGCGGCAGACCGAACCTTTGATGCTTTGAGGGCTTCACTGGACGAGGTACCGCAATGTTTCGATAAGCGCGACCGCCTTTTTGAAAACAAGCTACGAAGCGTAGCGGAAAGGAATCAACATGCGTAATGTCAACTGGGGGAGCGTTCAGGCCAGTACCGATGGGGGTGATTTCAAGCGCCCCGCGCCGGGCGGCTACGTTGCCCGCCTCGTATCGCTCGAAGATAACGACGCAAAGCAGTATGTCGAAGCCGTTTTCGACATTGCCGAGGGCGAGTTCGCCAACTACTACTCCGACGATTGGGGCGTTAGCCACCCCTACGCCCACCACTTCTTCATGAGCTACAAGGACACGGCGCTGGGCATGCTCAAGGGCCGTCTCGAAGCCATCCAGGCATCCAACCCCGGCTTTGACCCGTTCGCCGCGTGGGATGCAGGCCGTCTGGATATGTTCGCCAACCGTCTCGTCGGCATCAACCTCCAAGAGGAAGAGTACGAGTACAACGGGGAGGTCAAGACGCGCCTTAACGTATGCCAAGTCGTTCCCGTTCAGGACGTGCGTGACGGCAAGGTGAAGCCCCGCGATACCAAGAAGCTCGACGGCGGTAATGCCCCCTCCACTACTCCTGCGGTGGTGGCGGCTCCTGCGGCTAACGTCTACGCTGGCCCCATCCCGTTCAACTAATCGTGATTATCGAGGACACGCGGCAACAGAAGTCCAAGCACGGCAACATAGAAAAATGGATGGTAGCCCATGGCGTGGAGTTCGCGCCTAGGGCTACCGCCTTACCGTTCGGCGATTACATGCTCGAAGGCTCCAACATCTCCATCGACACCAAACAGGACGTGCAGGAGGTGGCGGGGAACATCGGGCGCGACCACGCGAGGTTCGTCCGCGAGTGCGACAGGGCGCGAGCCGAGGGCTACCGTCTGGTAATACTCGTGGAGGAACACCCCGAGTTCAACGACCGCTCGAAGCTATGCCAATGGAAAAGCTACGTTTGCCGCAAATGCCGCAGGTGCAACCCGTTTGATCGCGGGAGCAAATGCGTCAAGTACCGAAGCAAGCCGATGAACGGGCGAACCGTTGCCCGCATCATCGGCACGCTCGAAAAGGAGCACGGCGTCAGGTTCGAGTTCTGCTACAAGCGGGACACGGCACGCCGGATATGTGAAATTCTAGGAGTTCCATACGATGGATGAACGCGAATCGCGCCTATCCGAACTGGGAAGGACGGCGCTCTCATACGTCCGCGCCGGGTTCGCCGTCTTTCCGGTGGCCCCGCGCGGCAAAGTCCCGGCATCGGACGCACGCCACGGTCTGAACGACTGGACGGACAACCCGGACAACGTAATCAACTACTGGACGGAACACCCGAACGCCAACATCGGAATCACGTGCGGAGCGCCGAGCGGCGGTCTGCTCGTCCTCGATTTTGATGTGTCAGATTCCAAGGACGGGCTTGCGACGCTCAAGGAGTGGGAGACAACCCATGGCGAGTTGCCCGACACGCCCATTGCCGTCACTGGCAGCGGCGGCAGGCACTACTTCTTTAGGACTGGTCGAACTAACATCCATCCGTCCACTAACTCGACCTTGGGCGTGGACGTGCGCTGTGACGGCTCATTCGTCGTCGCGGCGGGCTCCATCCATCCCAACGGTCAGATGTACGAATGGATCGCATCGCCTTGGGAAGTGGACATAGCCACAGCAGACGATAACGTTTATGACTTCCTCGATTACATCCAGCGCAACGGTTCAGACGAGGTGAACGCACGCAAGGAGAACGGCAAGTTCTCGCTACCAGCCGAAATCAAGTCGGGCGAGCGCGACAAGACGCTTTTCCGCTATGCGTCACACCTCAGAAGCATCGGGCGCTCGGACGAGGAGATTCACAACGCCGTGCTCGGCGCGAACTTCATGAGGTGCAAGCCGCCCATGGACTCGCGCGATATCGACCGCATTGTAAAGAGCGCGTGCAAATACGAGCAGGGCGGCGGCATCGGATATAAACCAAGTGACGATGGGCGCACCGTCGGCGCACCCGGGCATTCCAGTGGTGGTAGTGGAGGGTCGGCACCGCGCGGCAAGCGCGGCGGCATCCTCACAAACGAGCTTGCCAGGATGGTTATGTCCGAGAACCACGCCCGAAAAATCGACGGCGCGCCCGCCGTGTGGATGGGGCGCAAGTGGGAGTTCGGGACACGCGCCATCAACCGATGCACGCTCAATCTCGCCGACGATGCAAAGAAGCAGGACAAAGCGGAAGTCGCCAGCTACATCATGGACATGGCACCGAGCGTGACGAGCGACCGCGAGTTTGACGGCGGCTATTACGTGCAGTTTGCCAACTGCACCTATGACGTGCTGGAAGAGCGCGAGGTCGAACCAGACCCGTCCATGTACATCATCGCAACCCTACCCGTTAACTTGAACTTTAGCGTCGGGCGCAATGCCGCCGACGAGTTCCTGGAATCAATCAGCAACGGCGACAGCGCAACGCTGCTGGCAATGCAGGAGGTCATAGGCGCTTGTATGTGCTCGCGGCGCGTGCTTAGCCAATCGCCCATGCTCATTGGCAAGGCTGGCGGCGCGAGCGGCAAGGCGAGCAACGGCAAATCGACCTATCTGAACTGGCTCCGCTCAATCCTCGGAACCGAAAACACGTCAAGTCTGGACATTGCTACCTTGGGTCAACGGTTCCAGGCGGGGCGCGTGGTCGGCAAGTTGGCTAACCTCGGTGACGATATCCCAGACGGTTTCCTGCGCGGTGACGAGTTATCCATGTTCAAGAAGCTAGTCACTGGCGATGCCATCTACACCGACGTTAAGAACGGCGATGGCTACGAGTTCCGCCCGAGCGCTTCAATGGTGTTCTCCATGAACTCGGTGCCTCGTCTTTCTGATACAACGGACGGCATCTTTAGGCGCTTGGCATTCATCCCGTTTCGCAAGCGGTTCTCGCCTGGTACGGAGGGTTACGATCCGCACATAGCCGAGAAGCTATCACAGCCGGAAGTCCTAGAGCGCGGTGCGCTGCTGGGGCTTATGGCGCTTGGTGACTTGATTCGGCGCGGCACGCTCACCACCATCCCCGATATGGCGGCAGAGGTGGAAGAGGTCAGGCTTAATAACGATTCCGTTGTCAGGTGGATTGCCGATTGCGGTATCACTGGCGAACAGCTCGTTGGTCGCGCTATCGAAACCGTGTACGGCGAGTACAAGCAGTGGTGCGAGGACAGCGGCGAGCGCTCGCCCTATGCCCGTAGAACATGGACGGCGAAGGTCAACGAGAACGTAACGCTTAAAAACGGCGCGATGCTCGAAAGTAGACCATCACGTATTAAAGGCTCAGCAAAAGTAGTACGTGCGTTCGCTGTTCGTTACGAATAAGGCCGATTTGTTACGTTTCGCCAAATCCCAAACGTAACAAAGTCTTTGCAGGTAAACATAGCTATATTGCGTTGTTACGTTCAAATTGCCGCCATTATCTAACTTCTAAAAAAGAAAAATATATATATAGAAGTATAGGAATAGGAACCAGAACGTAACAACGCACAACGTTACAAACCCCACCCCAACAACCCAATAGAAAAGGAGCGCGTATGAACAAATACGCAAGGTACGCCATGTGGCTTTCACAGCTGCTTGTTGTAATCGCTGCCGCTATCGCTTTCGCCAAGTACGCCAAGACTGGCGATGCCACCTATTCGGCGCTTCTGGCTATATGCCTTAACGCTTTGGTGGCAATGTCCATGAAGGAGCGTTGGGACAAGCTGAGCGAATGGGTGGTTCGCATCAGCGACCGCGAGCACGCTTTGGCTCAATCCGTTAGCAGCCTTGCCGCCGAACAGCTCGACTGCAAGGAACGCGTAGACAATCTCATCAAGACGCTGAACGGTGATGAGCAATGAACGATTACCAATCGCTTGCCCTGGGCTACGCCGAAGAGCTTTCCGATCTCAAGCGCCGGTACGCCAACCTAGAGCGTCATTGCCGTGGACTCGAATCGAAGCTATCCAAGACGCGCGACCGCATGAAGATGTACCGCGAGCGCTGTAAGGCGTGGGAAAGGTCGCTAGCCAACGTGGATAGGCTTTACTGGGGCTTCATGAGTGATGAAGAACTCACGGCACCGTCTAAGGCATATGGTGTGGCGGTATGCGCGGCGAACATCCGTAAAGAGGTAGCGCCGACCTATCCGAGCGCCGATTGCGCGGAGTTGCGCATCAAGCGTCTTAACCGCGCTCCCGCTCCTCCAGAAGTGGAGGAAACCGAATAACCGATTTTCAGCGCGTACAAGGCGTGGTTTCGGCTTGACCCTACACCGACTAGGGTGGAGCGGTTATCGCGCCGTCTGTGGCATTGCTGGCACGCAGAACGGCAAATCTAGCGAACAGAGAAAGGAGAGCAATGGAATATATCGAACTCGGCTACGGCTACAGGCTCCATAGGCGCGATTCCGCGAACTGGGAGTTGCAGGAGTTCCGTAAGCCGAGCAACAAGGGCTTTGCCAAGAACATGGAGGACAGAAGCCCCAAGTGGTGCGACTGCGGCAAGTTCTTCCAGAGCCTTAGCGCTGCGCTAACCGTGGCCTACGGGCTGGTGCTTCGCAAGGACGAGGAAGGTGCCTTCCAAATCATGCAGGCGCTCGACCGCGCCGAGAAGATTGAGCGCGATCTAAAGACCGTGGCGGTCGATTTAACCAAGCTGCAGTAGCGACAACGACAGAAAGGAAGAAACCAAATGAAAATCTACCTACCGAACGATGCCGACGGGAACGTTATCCCATCGAACGTCAAGGTGATGTATAAGAAGGACGATTCCGTAGTGCGAGTGGACGATTTGGTTTACGGCACTGTCTCGAAAAAGTGGAGTGTCCGCTCGAAGAACGTGGTGTTTGAACCGAGCCAGCTCTATCTCAACAAGTCTGACAACTTAAAGCGACTGGCTGCTGACATTGATAGGGTCATCAATCATCCCGAAGGGATTATCTGCGCATACGCCAACCGTAAAAAACGCGAGTGCAGCGGATGCAAGTTCAACAAGCAACCAAGTTGCCTTAATGCGTTTGTGCGCGATATTTCGTCCCGCGTCCACCATCTGTGCGGTGATGCCGAATGAGTGCCAAAGTCATAGACGATGCCACTACTTGCGAGCAGTATGTGGTAGCTAAGCTCAAGTTTGAGGAAGCAACGGTTGAAAGACTGAATCAAACAATTGCTGACCTTAATTGCAAGATTAAGGAACTTGAAGCCGAGCGCGATAGCGAGATAGCCATGTTCATTCGTAAAACCGGGAGAAATGAAATCGTCCGTAGCTCACGAAGCTGGTCAACTAACGGTGAATCAGTCACTCGGAACGGCAAAATCAAAACCTTCGAGGATTGGGCAAAGGGCTATGTCGATAATTATCCAGCCCCCAAGTTCATGAAACAGGATGAGTTCATTTGTGAGTTCAAGCCTGAGCTATCTGAGATTTACGCCGATCTGGTTGATGAAGCCAAGGAGGAAAACGAATGAGTGTCGAGTTGCCCAAGGATGCCGAAGGGCGCGAGATTCCGCTTGACACCGAGGTTCTGTACGACAGCTGCGGAACAAAGGTAAGCGTGAAGGAGTTTCTCTTCAGAACGTTGGTAGAGAGCCAGAAAACCGAATGGACGATTAAAGCCCAGTACGAAGGCAACATGTACTACAACAGCTTCAAGCCGAAGGACATGCGCATCACACAGCCAGATAGCTGGAAAAAGCTGCTTGAGGACTTGAGCGAGGCAGGTGACGCGCGGTATTACGAGGCTTGTGCCTACTTCCACAGAGACAAAGACGAAGATGGCTGTATATCGTGCCCCGGTGGCGAGGACGGCTGCGCTCGAATTGCCATGCGCGACATCGCCGACCGCATCCGCAAGTTGAGGGGCGAGAACGAATGACCGACGAAACCAAATCGAAGCCCTGCCCGTATTGCACTGGCGACCCCGTGGACTTCGCCGATGATGCTGACTACGAAATGACAATCTTCTGGAAAGGTGTCGGTGAGCCCGTTATCCGCTGCAACGAGTATCCGTATAGCGTCCTCATGTACAACTTCCAATCGCGCCGTATCTTCTATTGCCCGATTTGCGGTCGCAAGCTGACGAGGGAGGACTAATGGACAAAGCCAAGTTGAAGCCCTACCCGTTTTGCGGCTCCACTGACACGTTTACGTTCACTTGTTCATCAGCATATAGCGATGAAACAAGATACGGCTTTTGGTGCCATAACTGCAAGACAAAAGGGCCGCAAGCACCAAGCGAAGATCTGGCGGTAGAAGCGTGGAACGGGAGGGTGCAATGAGCTACGAGATAACCGAAAAAGCCCAGATAGCTGCCGACTACACAAAAGCCGTTAGCAGGCTGGTGGAGGATCGAGAGGAATGGATTGACTCGTATCACCTGGAGTACGAGAAGATGCCCCGCGAACTCAGCAAGACTAACGTTCTGAACAGCATCCGTTCGGCGCGTGTGCTGCTGCTCAGGCTCTACAAGATGGTGGAGGTGGACGATCTATGATTACCGATTCAGAGCGCCGCGAGGCAGCGGAAGGCCTTCGGAACCTTTCCGACGGCAACCGCGTGCGATACAAAGAAGAGTTTTACGAACTTCTGGACGAGACGGTAATGCCGCCGTTCATCGGATACCACGAGATGAACGATGTGTTCGGACGGCTTGCTGACCTCATCGACCCGGAAGGAGCAGCAGATGATTAACGACGAGGAACGCCGTAAAGTGGCGGCGCGACTGCGAAACCAACTCACATACATGCGAGAAAACGGGGAGTACTAAAAAAACGACCTCGACCTTGTGGAATGCGGTAACAGCGCCTATCGCAACATCGCGGATTCAGTTGAGAAATACAGCAACAACCTTACTGGCTACTACATCCCCATCGTCGAAAGGCTCGCCGACCTGATAGACCGTCCCACCTGCACCATCGTCCACAGATGGCAGGAGATAACTCCCGGCCTTGGCGAACTCGACCTAGACGATATGTTCGGCTTCGAGCTTTCCTGCGGACATGAAGTGCAGGGATATGAGAAGCCGAAGTACTGCTCTGAATGCGGGGCGGTGGTCATTGGTGAAGATTAAACCCGAGCTAGAGAAGCAGATTAACCATCTTCGAGATGCCGCCATTGATTCATACGAATGCGATTTCAGTCACATTCCGATGCCGTGTTACTACTTCGATGCACTTGTCAGAGTCGATGGAGTACCTTCTAAGGCATCGTGCGTTAATTGCCGAGCTGAGTGCATGGATTTCGATGAAGACGGTTCAGTCCTGATTGACTGCTACACCCTCATGATTATCGACTTCCTGAAATCGTTAGGCGTGGAGGTGGAAGATGAAAGCTAAGCGCACCATCTACCTAGTCACCGATTGCGGCGGCAAATGGGAGGACGCATATGAGTACCCATACATGGCGTTCGACAACGAGCAAGCCGCCCATGAGTGCGCCGAGAAACGCACCAAGCGCCTAAAGTCAGATACAAGCAGTCGTCCATATTACTATTGCGACTACGATTCCTCAGAAGTCAGCGCTATCACCTTACTAGTGGATGAGCCGACCTGCGAAAACGTCTACCCAAATATCCCGGGTAATTGTGACAACGGCTTTGAATGCTCCGTGTGCGGCGTAACCGTGGAGGACTGCGAAGGTTACTACGTCTACGGCACGTGGAACTATTGCCCGAAATGTCGTAGGAAGGTGGTAAAGGGTGGACATTAAATGCCCTAACTGCGGCAAGCAGATTGACTTCCATGCTGGGTACATCAATAACGGTCTAGTTTTCATCTGCGAAGAGGGAAAGCCGCTTGTCCGCAAGACCAAGTATTACTGCCGGAACTGTGGTTCGACCATCATCTTTATCAAGAAGTGCGAACCGGAATGGACTGAATCATGATTGCCGGCAAGCCCACGTGCGCCGAGTGCAAAGCCATGGTCGAGTTCTGCTGTGACTACGGCATTTGCGACCATGAATATTGCCGAGCACGAGATGCCGAGTTCGGTAGTTCTGATTCACAGACAGATCCATCTTTTTATGAGGTTGCCGAATGGGCGTTGCTGTGGATGCCAGACCATTTGCGCGATATACAGGACGCTGCCTGCGAATACTTTGAATAATAGAAAGGAACCCAACAAATGAATATCACTAAGCGTAGGGTCGCGTTCGTCGCGGCCCTTGTCGTATCTGTCCTGGCTATCGTGATTGTCTGCGGTCTGGCTGGATGTTCATCGTGCAGCCGTTCGGTCAAGAGCATGAGCAGCGATTTCAGCGGTGGAATCAACCGTACTGTCACGCTCTACGACAACACGGGCAAGGAGATCAAGAGCTGGCACGGCAAGTTCGACATTGAATCGAACGACCAAGAGGTTTTCTTTGACGATGCCCAAGGCAAGCGCGTGATTATCCAAGGCGGCATTGTCGTGAGCGAGGAGGATTAGATGAAGATCTCATCCAAAATTCAAGTAATCCAAGCCCAGTTCGACTGCCCCAAGCTGAAACCCACCTACGCTCACGGCGTGGGCGATGCGGGCTGCGACATGCGAGCCAACATCACGGAACCAAAGACCATCTTCCCAAGCGAGATTGTGAAGTTTGGTACTGGTATCCACCTTGCCATGCCGCACGGCATGTTCGCGTTGCAGGCTATCCGTTCGGGGTTGTCCATCAACCACGGTCTGCAATTAGCCAATGCGCCCGGCGTTATCGACAGCGACTATCGCGGCGAGATCGTATGCGCCTTGGTCAACATGTCCACCGAGCCGTACACCGTGGAGCCGTTCGAGCGAATCGGACAGCTCATTTTCCTAGCGCACTATTCCGTGGCATTCGAGGAAGTGGACAAGCTGCCCTCGACCTCGCGCGGCAATGGCGGTTTCGGTTCATCGGGGAGGTTCTGATGCCTAGCAAGATGGGCGAGCGCTGCGCCACGTGCAAGTTCGCAAAGAACCCGCACACGACCAAGAGCACCGTGGTCGAGGTCAAGTACCTGACGTGCTGGCACAACTTGCCGCACGAGTGCCAGCCGTGGAACAGGTGCGATTTCTGGGAGCCGAAGGAGGTCGAGCAATGAGCGACCATCCAGAGTGTGGGCTGTCGTATGAGCAGATTCAGTCTATCGTCAATAAGACCAATAGCCAGAAGAACGTGTTCCGTAAAGCCGTCCGCGCCGTCGGTTTCCTCGAAGGTTTCGGCGCGTTGCTGTGGACACAGGTCGGCCCCAATCTAGCTGATGAAGAAGTAGCGGAGTTCGAGAAGCGCGTTGCCGACATTGCCGCATACATCGGACTGCCGCCACGGGAGGTCGATGCCGAATGAGCGGAACCAAAAGCCCCAAGACCCTAAAGGCAATGGAGCTGCTGAAAGACAGGTGCCTTGCCAACAAGCAAATAGCCCTTCGTTGCGGTCTGACCTCAACGTATGTCGGCTATCTCCGTAGAAACATGGAGGTGGAGAAGTGAAGTTTAGCGCCATTTGTACGAGCGTTGATTTGATCCATGCTGACATAAAGATGGGCGAGCGCGGCATGAAGGCTAGCCCGATGTGGTGTGGGGTTACGTTTACCTTTTTCAGTAAGCTCGCAACCGATACGGTCACTATCCCGTTCGAGCTTGGCAAAGTGCCCAACATCGGCGATAAGTACGTCATCGAGGTGACACCATGCAAGTAATGGGAGTGGAGCTTGAGGACGATAACAGCAAAGTCCTCACCTACGATTCCGACTGCCCCCGCCACTATCTCGGTGACGGCTTTATCACCGCCACCCGTGCCATGCGCTCCGCTATCAAGCAGTGGAAAGAAGAGTTCACGCACTCGGCAATCATCGTCTGGTGGTGGTGCTGCACGTTCAAATACGTCTGGCGCTGCCTATCCAAAGGGCAGGCGCTATCCGATATCGACAAGGCTATCGACTGCTTGCACAAGCTGCGCAAGGAGGTGGAGCCGATATGCTCAAGTAATTCCAGCGCAGCCCCATGCGGAGGTGATACCAGATGAAGTTCGTAGGATATAAGGTAACGCGCTCCGATGGAGTGACCTACCCGTCCATCTCGGCGGCTGCTCGCGCAAACCACATCGCCGAGACCACGATGAAACGTTACGTCCGAAGCGGCAAGAAGACCTATAGCGGCTTCTCGTTCAGCGTCTCGGATGAACAGACCCGCCTAGGGCGCGAGCACCTGAGCGAGCCTACCGTTTGCCCCATGTGCGGTCGTAACACGTACAACGTAACCGGGTTCTGCCAGTACTGTTACCGTGACGTTCGTGCGCTCAACCGCAAGGAGGACGCATACAGGGCGGCTAGCGTCTATGCCTAGCTCGATGTGCCCCATATGCGGCAAGCCCTACTCGGGTGCGTCGTGCCCGCGCTGCAAGCGTGTCTCTCGTTCGTCTCGCTCGCACTCGAAGCGCTCCCAGAGCCAAGAGAAAGCACGTAAGCAGGCTAACCCGTGGCGTTCCGAGTACTCACGCAAGGAGTACAAGACCGCCCGTCAAATCGCAATACAGCGCTCGGGCGGGCGTTGCGCAGCGTGCGGCAAGGTATGCGCCAAGCGTCGCGGTTCGTCCTGGCTACTTACCGGCGCGGGCGTTCACCATATCCGCCCCCTCTCACAGGGTGGAGGGAACGGCGCGGATAACCTCGTGCTGCTTTGCGTCTCGTGCCACAACCGAATAGATGCCGCCAGACGCGCGGCGGGAAGGTAGCCCACGTGGATATGTTTATTGATGCCGTCATAACCGCATGGCTGCTAAGCGGCCTTGTGTTCGGAATCATGACCGTTGCGTTTTTCACCATCGCGTTCATCATGCGGTTCATCTAAACAAATCGCCCCCGCAGCATCAACGCTACGGGGGCTTTTTCTTTTTCGGGCTTCTCGTTCGTCCCTTGTATCTATTTCGGCGGCTCGATGATGTAGCGCGTCTCGTTCGTCTCTCGGTCGATTAGAGCCAGATCGTAACCGTATGCGGCGGCTATAGTTGCCAGTGTCTCAATCCTCACGTTATTCCGCGCTGCCGTGTTGGTCACGTAAGAGCGATTTAAGCCTAGCTCGCGGCTAATATCCGTGGCGGTTTTGTCGCTGTCGTTCATGAGCGCCTTTAGCACCTCGCTATGGCTCACGCGCTTCGTCTCGTTCTCCATGGTTCCCTCTCGTTCTATGCGCTTCTGCGGCGCTTCTTCTTCGGCTTTGGTAGTGTTCCCTCGCGCTTGCAGCGATGGTAAACGTCGAGCTCCCACCATCCCCACGCAATGGCCCAGACTTCGGCGTTCTCGTCCATTCGCAGCAGTCCGGATACGACATTGCGCTCGATTTCGCCGCTCCAAAGCTCCTCGGGGTCTGTGCTAAATGGCAATTCCCGGAGCAAAAAGCCGAATGGGTGAGTGGATGGGTCAATGACCAAAAGCGCCTGGTCGGCCTTGTCGGGCACCTCGAATATCTCAAACGGGGTGCCCTCTAGGTCTGTGTACCGCGCCACGCCTTTTTGGGTGGTCATGGTTCGTCCTTTCTCGTTTGCGAATGGCTTACAGTCTACCCGTTCGCGCTTCTCGTTCCGTCCGTTCTCGGTAAACGGTGCGGCAGTCTGCCAACTCGGTTATTCAAGTTGGCAGCGTGCCGAATCGTCTAGCTCTAGAACAGCCTGTTAACTTCAGGCTGGTTTGCTATAAAGCCAGTGGACACTTTGACGTTTCGCCCGAGGTAAATGCTTAGATAGATGGACGCATAAGAAAAACGATGATCGTAAATCGCGGCGATGATAAACAGCAGTTGCTCGGACTCTTGCGCGGTCAATCCGTTATCGGTTGCCAAATCAACCAAATCGAACATATTCCGACCGTAGTAAACGACCTTGCCGTTCTCGTCCTCGACGATGATGTTTCCCATGTCTAACGCTTCCTCTCGTTGATTTTCTCGTACGCTGTGCAATATCCGTAGGCAAAGCCCAGCGCCAAAAGGCCGAACGTCATAAGTGCGATCTGCCACGCCTGATAGGTCAAGGTATCGAAGAGTCCTATGCCCATCTACGCCACCGCCTTAAGCGCCTTGGCAATACAGCAGACGCGGCGGCAGGCCTGCATTAGCGCCCTGGCTTGCACGTCAAGCCATTCCTCGCGGCTGTTCGGGGGCAACGCTCCGTTACGCTTGCGCTTGAACTCGGACGGAGGGCAAAGCAGCTTAGCGATATCCTCGTCATAAATAAGCGAGCAACCGCCCCAGCTGTATTGAGTCCAATCGCGCGCACCATTTAATGCGATGTGCTCAATTGCCGCCCTCGTCGGCTCGACCTCGTGCACTTGGTCGGCGATGGTATACGCAACCTCGTCCATGTATGCCTGCACACCACGTCCCCAGGCGGAGCGCTCTGGCTTCTTGTTGATCTCGTCCAGCACTGCCAAATAGAGCTCATGCGTGTTAATATTGCTCATGGTCTTAGTCCTTTCTCACTTTGACCTATGCCCGGCGTTTTGGTGGTACTTACGCCGGGCGTTTTTATGTCTCGGGTTCGTCTATGCCGCTCGGCTCGCGTAAAGCTCGCCAATGTTGGTAGAGATATAATCGCCGTGCTCGCTGTCGCGCTTGATCTTGCAACGCTTGACGCTGTCGGCGTAACCGATGCGGCGCACTGTAACGGACTTTGCCGCAACGCTCACGATCTCGCGGTCACCAAACACCATGCCCGGCTTAAACTGTGCGATCGCGCTCGAACGCTCGGCGTAGTCCTTCGCGTATAGCTCGGCTAGACCTCGCGCCTGCTCCTCGGTCTCGCATGGCATGGCCTCGCCCTCGGGAGTCTCGTAAACTAACGGCGTGTTGCTCCATGAGATCGTGCCGCACTTTACGCCGTTCATTTCGACAAACCAATGACCGGCTTCGCCTCTCGACCTCGTAGCGCTAGCGGCAATAACTGCACTGTCCTCGGTTACCTCGGGCATGGTCACGTGGTCGCTAGTCTCGACCTGCTCGACCTGCTCGGTACCGGGTACAGCCATGCCGTACCTTGCCCACCATGCCGCCCGGTTATCCTCGCGGCGACGCTTACGATCTGCCTGCTTCTCGGCGGCGGCAAGTGCCCACTGCTCTTCGAGCTGTGCACGCTTGAGTGCATGAGCGGCGCGGTTGGCGGCGCTGCGTTCTGCTCGTGTGCTCATGGCTTTCGTCCTTTCTGCTGTGGTTGGTCTGCCACCTGTTGCGGTGGCTCGTTGTGTGGCTACAGTCTGCCACCGTTTGCGATGGCACGTCAACATCTTTTTTGGAAAAACTTTTCAGAACCAAACAAAACCGCAGGTCAAACCGTATAAAAAACTTTTGAGCCATGCCGCGCGGCGTGCGATCGTGGGCGTTAACGCGCGGATACCAGGACGAAAACGCAGCGCCTACACGATCGCGTCCAAACCCACGACCGAACGCGCGTATCTCCACGCGCAAACGCGCACGCCTGCCCACGCGAGCGCACACGCACGCGCCCATGCCCGCACATACGCGCGCACCTGCGCCCACGCGAGCGCGCGCCCCCGCGCGCGGGTGAGTGGGGAGGGTCAAATCACGACAGGCGGCACCGCTACCCAGCGTCGTGCCCCTCATTTTTTTATGCGCACGAAATTGGAGCAGCGATTTACCGTCATATATGACGCTAACGGGGGAACGCCAACCTATCTTTCGCACCGATTACGGAGGTGCGATTTTGATAGTCAGAACGTGCGAATATTGCGGCAGAAAATACGCCGCAAGACGCAATACAAGCCGATATTGTTCGGATAATTGCAGGAAATACGCATTTTTTAAAAGAAAAAAGGGCGTTTGCGTGGCAGCGGGTGGAAATGCCCCCGAGTGCCTAGAGCAGATGGAGCCTATCAGCCGTGTCCCCGCCAGCGGGCGCGTGTCGGCTAGAGCGGTGGAGAAAAACACGGTGGAATTGCGCGGCATGGGCGCGTTTTTCGATGTGGCATCCACGGCAGCGCCGATTAAGTACCGACCGATGTGTTCCGAGTTGTCGCGCGGCATCGCAGGCCTGCTGAGGGAGGTGGGCTTGTGAAGGGACGTAAGCCCGACGCTCTCGCGGTAAGGCGCGGGGCTAGCACTGCTGATATTTCCTCCCCCTCCCCCTCTCTGGTGGAACAAGGGGCGCTCGTGAAGCCCGAGAGCGTGTCCAAAACCCCGATTCTGAGCGATATATGGGACAACACCGTTGGGTCTGGCATCAGTTTTAGAGCGTCCGATTCCCCGCTGATTGAGCAGTACGTGTTCAACATCGCAATGGTCTATGAGAGCCAAAGGCACTTGATGGACGAGGACGGCACGATGCACCTCACGGTGGAGGAAGAGGACGCTTTCGGCGGCATCCGCATAAAGGAGAACCCGTACCTAAAGATTCGTGACAACGCGATGAAAACAGCCATGAAGCTAGAGCAGGACTTGGGTTTGTCCCCGATGGCTCGCGCTAGGTTGGGCTTGACGCAGGGCATGAGCACGAACGTACAGATCAATATCGCTAAGCAGATTGACGCGGCGTTGGGCGGTGGAATGTGAGTTACCACACACCGTTCAAGAAGCTGAGCAAGGCGGGGGAGTATCAGGTGGAGCGCACGCGCGTTTTCGCTGAAGCGTTCCTCACGTATGCTGGCGAGTCCGAGCTATGCGGGTGCCCGTACAAGGTTACAGACTGGCTCATGAAATACATCTGGCGGCCTTTGTTCGGCACGGGCGAGATTGACAAGATAACGGGCAAGTTTAGACGGCAGTACCGCCGCGCCCTTATCGGAGTCCACCGCGCGTTCGGCAAGTCGCAGCTGGCGGCGTGCTTGGTTATGACTATCGCCACCATGGACGCTATCCCGAACGGTCAATACGGCATCGTGGCAGATTCCAAAGAGAATACCGCCATGGTCAAGGGCTATATCGCCACCATCATCAGGGCTAACGAGACGCTTAGCGCCCAATGGAAGATATACAAGGACGTAATCCGCAACGAGCGCACGGGGCAGGAAATCCACGTCTACCCCTACAAGGAAGCGGCGTTGCAGGGTAAGCACTTCCACGTTCTCATCGGTGATGAGATTCACGTCTGGCGCGACGATGCAGTGTGGAAGGCTGGCACGTCTGGTCAGGCCAAGGTGTGGAACGCCCTTACCATCGGTATCACCACGGCAGGCAGCGACCGTGACGGTTTCCTGTTCAAGCTCTACCAGAAGCTGAAGCGCGATAAGCACGCTTACGTCTGCTGGCTCGGTATCACCGACCAAGACAACCCCGCCGACCGCAGGGTTTGGAAGAAGATTACCGCCGCAGGCCGTATCACCATGGAGGAACTGGAAGAGCAGTACGAATCCGACAAGTTGGAGGACGGAACGCCCGGCCCCGGCTTTGTTCGCTACTACCTCAACCGCACGCCCATGGACGAGGTGGAAGAGCCGTTCATGAAGCGTAGGGACGTTACCGCCTGCAAAAAGACCGAGCGGCTGGAAATAGACTGGAACCAATGGTTCTGCGTGGGTCTGGACGGTGCCGTTCGCGGCGATACGCTGGCGATTGTTGCGGCTCAACGCCAAAACGAGCGGTGGGCATATGCCGAATGGTGTTGGGAGAAGCCCGAGAAGGGGAGTTCCGTTTACGATCTAACCGCCGTTGCCGACGTGTTGCTGGAACTCGCGCGAAAGCCCGGCGCTCCATTCATCTGCGCCGACCCCGCGCGTATGCAGTTCCTATCCAACTGGCTAGAGCGAACGTACGACTTCGACCTATCGCAAGTACCGCAAACGCCGTCCATCATGTGCCCCGCGTCCGAGCTTCTGGCGCGTGCCGTGTCCACCCATATTGCATCGTTCGGGGATACACCCATCTTGGCGGCGCACTGCATCAACGCCGTATCGAGCGAATCCAAGGCATATGGGCGCAGGCTCGCGTCTGTGAAGCACGGGCAAGGCTCAAAGCGTATCGACGCTGCCGTGGCGGCGGCAATGGCTATGTGGGCCTACGACAACAACGAGGAAGAATCGCCCAACGTCTGGACTATCGACCTGTAGCGGGGGACGCTGGCGCGAACATACGGGCAACGGGGTTGGAGTTTCATCTTCCTTTCGCCAACCCCGCCCCCTTTCCCCTCCATTTTCTCGCGCGGGGGACAGCGATAGCACCATGCACGCAACGGATAGAAGGAGCGTGCATGTCTCTAAAGAACAGAATCACCGCAGCCGCGTCACGCGCTCTGTACAGCGCTTTCAATTTCGCTGGCGTGCAGATACCGCCAATCCAATACGACTTCGTGAACTATGAGGGCAAGGACGTTTACAGCCGCGATGCCGCGAAGCTCGAAGCCTATTACTCCAATGCGTACCGAGCGTGCATGTTGGCTAAGGCTCGACCGCTGGCGGCTCTGCCAGTCCACGTATACGACCGCGACGGCGGCGTTAGGAAGCCCACGACCAAACGCGCGGCGAAAGACCTTGAAAATCTTTTGCGCACCAAGTGGAACCCGCTCATGTCTACGCAGGAGTGCATCCGCTGGCTCAATATGACCAAAGACCTAAAGGGCGAGGCGTTCGTGCGCGTGGAGTGGCGAAACGCCCGTATCGTGGCGCTATGGCCCATGTCGGGAACGCCCGGTATCGAAATCATCCGTGGCGGCTCGCACGTGTTCAACTACGGCGGCGATAAGTTCACCGCACCTGGGCGATACCTAGAGAACGAGATCGTGTGGATTAAGTCTCCCATCCTCGATTCCGATTGTCTCCACGGTCGCTCGCTTGCCGAGCTTGCCGCTAATGAGGTTGGTCTGTCCGTTGACCTAGAGCGGTTCTACTCGCACATCCTGAACGGCGAGGGCAATTTCCCCGGCTGGCTTGAGACTGACCAAACGCTCAAAGAGCAGGACTACCAGAAACTTAAAACGCGTCTAGAGGACGGCGGCGGTCTGGTCAATTCCGGCAAAGTCCGCATCTTCGACCACGGCCTGCAATACAAGTCCACCCCCCAGACCATGGTGGATATGTCCCTAGTGCAGCAGGAGCAGTGGATTCTACAGCAGGTCTGCCGAACGCTTTCAGTGCCCCCGCAGGAGGTATTCGACCTTTCAAACGCCACCTATTCCAATATCGAGCAGGGCGCTCTCAACTTCGCCAACAAGACCCTGATGCCCGAGTGTACCGAGATCGAGAACGCTTTCAGCAACGTACTTTGGAGCATCGGCCTTAAAGACTGCTACGTGCAATTCGATATGAATGGCCTTTTGCGTGGCGGCTACCGCGACCGCATGGAGGGCTACAAGGCGGCTGTTTTCTCGGGCTGGATGATGCCGTCCGAGGTGCGCGCCAAGGAGGACTTGCCGCCCGTGGAGGGTCTGGACGTTCTCTTTATTCCTTCCTCCTACAACCTGCTCAACGCCGAAACGGGCGAGCTGACCATCACTGCGCAGCACGGGAAAGACCCCGGCTCTTCTGGCGAGGGTGGAGCGCCCTACAGCGGTGACGGCAACGGCAACGCCATGAACTCAATCCACGAGGACATGGTGGGGCGCATCAAGCAGCGCATCTCCGAAGCGGGAGACACCGAGAAGACCCGCGCTTTCGCAACCAAGGTTCTTAAGCCCTACGCCAACGCCTGCCTGTTGGCGCGGCGTGAGTACGACATTGAAGCCGATATTAAGGAGATATTCGAGCATGAGGGACATTAACGTTTACGGGTTCATCGGTGACGGCTGGGACGAAACCGATATGACCGCCACCAAGTTTGCCAACGAGCTGAAAGAAGCCAACGGCGAAGCGGTCACCATCCACGTCAACTCTGGCGGTGGAGACGTGTTCGACGCGAACACCATGGCCGAGCTTCTGCGTGCCTATCAGGGCGAGTCCACCTGCATCATCGAGGGCCTTGCCGCCAGCGCCGCGTCCTATTTCGCCCTCACCGCCGACAAGGTTGTTATCGGCGATTCCGCGCTGATGATGATTCACAACCCCTATTCCTTCTCTGGCGGCACCGCCGAGGACTTGCGCAAGACCGCCGATTTTCTCGACAAGGTTAAGTCCACCATCGTCAACCAGTACGTGCGCAAGACGGGCAAGGACGAGGGCGCTATCTCAGACCTCATGGATGCCGAGACGTGGTTCACCGCGAAAGAAGCGGTGGAGAACGGCTTTTGCGATTCCATCGTGGCGATGGAGCCCGTTGCCGCGTGCATCGACCCCGAGCAAGCCAAGCGATTCAAGAACGCGCCGAAAGACCTGCTAGATGCACCCGCCGTGGTGGACGGAAACGGCGCGGGGGAAACCGAACCCACAATCCCCGGCAGCAACAACGGTGGTAAAGCCGTGTCGGGAGCCGACAAGGTAGAGACGGGAGCCGTCTCTAAAACCGTGTGCGTGAACGGAAAGTTTTTGACGTACTAGGGAGTAGAGAATGCTTTCTTCCATCCAGATTCACAACAAGATTGTGGAGAACCGCGCAAAGCTCGATGCAGCCGAGAAGTCCTTTAACGCTGCCGAGGGCGATGCAAAGGATTTCTACCGCGACACCATCAACCAGATTAAGGGCGAGAACAAGTCTCTTGATGAGCAGCTTGCCGAGGCCCTCGATTACGAGGACAAGATTCGTCAGGGCGGCGGTATCCCGCTGGCTGACCCCAACGCTGGCAACAAGACCGCGTTCAAGCCCAAGAACCTCGGCGAGTTCGTGCTTGGCGCACGTGACGAGTTCAAGGGCCTGAAGATGGGCACTTCCATTGCCCTCGATGCCTATCAGGACTTCAAGCTGCTTGAGCACACCGAGACCGATTACTCCCTGCCCGAGCAGTACGCTCAGTCCCTTCCTAAGCTGGGCATTTACAACACCCTGCCGCGTGCCGTCACCGACAAGGATTCCATCAGCTTCTACGAGGCAGACCAGACTAAGCTCACCAACGCCGCCGCAACTTGGACTCCCGGCAAAACTATCGCTATGTCCGGTATGGCATGGACTCCGCGTTCCTTCCACATGGAGCAGATCGCAAACGGTATGCCTCTGCTTGAGAACAACCTTAACGACTACAACGAGCTTATGACGCTCGTTAACGGCACCCTGCTCTACATGCAGGAGCTTGCCAAGGGCGCAAAGGTCCTGACTGGCCCCAAGGCCAACGCCGAGACCGGCATTGTCGGCATCCTCAACCATGACGGCATCCAGAAGTTCACCAAGGGCGCTAGCGATTCCATCACCGATAGCACCTATAAGATGGCTACGGACGTGTTCCTTGCCACTGGCTTTGTGCCCACCACCGTCGGTATGCACCCGTATGTCGCCGAGTCCGTCAACCTTGAGAAGGACAAGAACGGTCGCTACATCAACCAGATGGTCAACGGCAAGCTGTGGGCGCTGAACGTGGTCGAGGACTTGAACCTCACCGAGACCACGGGTGAGACCAGCGCTAAGAAGACCACCTACGGCATGATGGTCTACCTGCCCAACGCCGCAACCTTCTACACCAAGATGGGCGAGAAGCTTGAGATGGGCCTTGTTGACGACCAGTTCCTGCGCAACGAGAAGACCATCCGCATCAACGGTCAGTACGGCCTCAAGGTGACGTTCCCCAAGGCGTTCTCCTACCTCGCCGATACCGGCGTTGCTGGTCGCTAAGGGGCGTTGCAAATGACTTTGGCACCAGACAGCCGTAAGCGGTTCTCAATCGCCCAATGCACGGGCGTGGAGTTCGAGGGCAACCCCGATACCGTGACTGTGGCTTATGCATCTGGTGCCGAGCAGGTGGAAGTGACGGGGGAGGGCGGCAAGTTCACCCTTCCCCTCTCCACCATGCCCGAGCTACTAGACGTTTCTTGGCTCATGCAGGGCGTTACCGTCTCAGCCCAAATCGAGGTCGTTGCGGCTCGCTATTGCACAGTGGAGGACGTTCGCGCCTACCGCGCTGACGAGAACCTACTTGAAGCGGTGGACGATGCAACCATTCAGGATGCTATCGACCGCGCCGAGCATGTTATCGAAAGCGAAGCCCACCGCGTGTTCCAGCCCGTCCTCATGCGCGGAGTCACCGACCGCCCGAACTGCCGCACGTCCTCGCTCGTCTTCTTGGGCGAGTTCACCGCGTCCGATATGCGCTCGGTCGTATCCGCTAAAGACCAAGACGGCGACCCCGTGAACCTGCGCGTCTGCAATTCCGTTTTGCTGGACGTGCGCGACCTAGGCGTTAACAAGTTCGCCGAGGTGGTGGTGGAGTGCGGCATGAAGCCAACCCCGCCCGAGGTAAAGAGCGCGGTCGTTTCGCTTGCCGCGTGGTACCTCACCGATCACGCAATGCCCGATAACGCCACGTCCGCTAGTACCGACCTGGGCTTTATGCGCTTTGTCGTTGGCGGCGTTGACGGCGCGGCTACATCCATCCCAGACGTGAACGCCCTGATTGAGCGTTACGGCCTTCAAGACTACAAGGTGCGATAGATGGACGCGAACCTGTTTTCAAAGTGCATCGAGCGGGTGGAGCAGGACGTTAAGGCGGCTCTAGCCGATATGGAGCCGCACCCCTACATCTCAATCGGCGGTGCCAAGACGCAGCAGCCGTTCGAGGTTCTTGTGCGCGAGATCGCAACGGATTACTCCATCGAGGACGTTGTCACCAACACCTACATGGGCGCATCGCGCGGCGGCTATTCCATCACTTTTTCGGTGGGAGTGGAGCTGTGGGCTAAAACCGCAGACCTCGTTAAATCCACCGCCACCGTGCAGGAGTGGATGGCGCGAATCATGTCCTCCATCGCATCAGACAAGGCGCTGGGCGGTCTGTGCGACCACGCCCAGCCCTTTATTTCGTCCGTTGGCACCGCTCCATCGGGCAATTCGTACATGGCATCCATCGAGGGCGGTGTCCGCATCAAGGCGGCTATCGACCCCGTAATCGACTAGGAGAGCAATTATGGCACTCAACCCCTCTATTGGCCTTGCCGCTATCGCAAAGCAGAAAGACCGCGACACCCCCGCAACCGCTCCAACCTTTATGCACGGCCTTACGGGCGGTTCCCCGTTCGGCGTGTCCCGTTCCATCGCCACCACTGACGTTACGTGCGGTTCCCGCGCCCCGTCCGATGCTCGCGTTGACTCCATCGAGGTCACGCCCAAGATTGAGTCGCTTTGCTATCCCGACGTTCTCGGTATGTACCTGCTTGCCGCGTGCGGCAATGTCAAGACTACCCCAGTTAGTGGCAAGGGCGATGCTGCATCAGGCTACTACACCCACGTGTTCACGATGGGTTCCGCTCTCGATTACTTCACCATCTGGTCTCAGATTGGCATGGACGGCTTCACCCGTGCCGACGGCTGCAAGTGCGACGAGCTGACCTTTACCGCCACTGGCAACGAGCACCTTGCCATGTCCGCTTCTTGGCAGGGCATCGACGGCGAGGTCGGTCTTACGTCCATCCCCGGCAACGTTCAGGCATCCTGCTTTGGCGGCAAGTACACCACCACGGACTGCGACTTCAAGATTGACGCATCCGGCTCCACCCCCGCCGCTGCGCTCGTCTCCGAAGCCACGTTCACCATCAAGAACAACGTGTCCGGTCTGCGCTCCCTCGGTCGCGCCACCTCCCGCGAAATCGCTGAGGGCAAGTGCCAGTTCGGTGTGAACGTCACCACCATTCCCGAGAATCTGAAGGAGTACCAGAAGCTCATTACCGGCTCTGCGACCTCCACCAAGATTTCCGGCAAGGTCGTGTTCGGCAGCGTGTACGCCAAGTTCTTCCACACGGATGACCCCAAGCAGACGCTTGAGTTCTCTGCCAACCACCTGCCCTTCACGGCAGACTTCCCCGAGCTTGACCCCTCCGGCAACGAGGCATCCATTCAGTTCAGCACCGATAACGCCATCGTTTCCGGCGCGAGCGAGTCCCCGATGACCATCACGCTCACCAACAAGGTTGCTTCTTACAAGTAACGAACGTTTGGCAATTGAGCCCAATTTGGCGCGGCTACGGTCGCGCCTTTTTCATGCCGATTCAGCGGGGGAACGCGGCGCGATTATCCACGCCAAGCCGTTTTGAAAGGAGAACCGCAATGGCAAACGAAATCTTCCGATTCGAGAACCCCGAGACTGGCGAGGAAATCTATAGGTGCAAGACCCGCCAGGGCGCACTGAACCGAGCCAAGCTCTACCTGTTCAAAGGCGCTGACCCGGTTGGCAACATGCAGACAAACATCTGGATTGCCCTCTGGGGCTTTCTGAGCGCCAAGGCGGCTGGCAACCCCGTGGTGGAACTTCCCGCCCCGCGCCAGATTACGCAGGACGTAGTTCTCGACCTCATGGACGAGGTGACCGTCTACTACGACTTCGAGATGGACGAGGACGGCGCGACCGAGGACGGCACCGAAAACCCTACGGCACCCTCGGACGAGTCCTAATTGCGCTAGGGCGCTTCTCGGGGTCTGGCGTGCGCGAGCTTATCGACCTCGCGTACGACTTCCCAAGCGTCTTTGACCAGATGCTCTTCGATATGGAGCTGGTGCAGGCGCTCGAAGAAGCGAAGAACGGCAAGCCGTGGAGAAAGCCGGGGGAGTCGATAGGGGACGCGCGAGATCGTCTTAAGGCGCAGCGCGAAAAGGCGAAAAGGGAGATGGAGAAATACAGGGAGTGACCCTTGTACACCATCGAGATTCAAAACCTAGACGAGACAATTGCCGCGCTCAACCTAGTGGACAAGAAAATGGCGAAGCGCCTAAAGCAGCGCATCGTCGAGATAACCAAGCCGACGCTCAGTAAGGCGAAGGGGTACGCGCACGTGGGTTCCAACCCCACGGGCGCTTTCGCCAACTCGCTGTCGCTCAGGCAGCGTCAGAACGGCGTTGTGTTCATCTCCAGCGACCCGGGCGGCGGCGTTATCGAGTTCGCAAACCCCGGCGCAATCATCCTCACGGGCAAGCGTGCTGGCAGGCGTGCTGGCGTCCCCCACACGGGCGATACGCCGCGTGCGTTGCTCAAGGCAATCCTCGAAGACGAGGAAAACATCATCGAACAGGTTAATGACGAGGTGGCGCAGGTCGCTGATTTGGTGGGAGCCGAATAATGGGCAAAGCGTCAATCACAATCGCCGTAAACGCTAGGTGGAACGGCAAGCAACTAGACAATGCGGAAAAGGCTCTTCGGCGGCTAACCACGCTGTCGGCGGCTAGCTCCAAGTCCACCACTGCCGATTTGGTGAAGCAGGGCGGGGCGTGGGCTGAGCTCGGCGGCAAGATTTACAACGCTGGCGTTAAGACCGAGAAGGTCGGGAAGATGCTCACGCAGAGCGTCACCGTCCCGCTGGTCGCTATCGGCGCATACGCCGGAAAGACCGCCGTCCAGTTCGATACCGCCATGGCGAACGTTCGCAAGACAACGAACATGTCGAACGAGGAAATCGAGAAGCTGGCGCGATCCGCCCAGAACCTCTCCACCAAGCAGCCCGTGACTGCCGAGACGTTGCTGAATATCGAAGCTCTGGGCGCACAGCTGGGCGTTGCCCACGGCAAACTCGAATCGTTCGCCGAGGTCGTGAGCGGCCTTGATATCGCCACCAACATGGACTTCGAGACCGCTGGCAAGGAAATGGCTCAGTTCGCCAACATTACGCAAATGAGCCAAGACAAGTTCAAAAACTACGGCTCCACTATCGTTGATTTGGGCAACCATCTGGCTACGACCGAAGCTGATATCTCGTCTATGGCGTTGCGCCTTGCGGGTGCAGGCACCGCCGCCAAGTTCTCGCAGGCTGATATTCTGGGCATGGCTGGCGCTATGTCCTCGCTCGGCATCAGGGCCGAAGCTGGCGGCTCGGCAATGACCCGAATCATTCAGGACATTTCCAAGAACGTAGCCAAGGGTTCCGACACGGTGGAGGAATACGCCCGTGTCGCTGGCATGAGTGCTGACGAGTTCGCGGCGGCATGGAAGAGCAAGCCGATGGAAGCCCTCGAAGCACTGGTGGAGGGCTTGAGGCGTACTTCTGATTCCGGCGAGGACATGAACGTCACGCTGGAAAAACTCGGCATCAACAACATCCGTAACTCCGATACCATGCGCCGTTTGGCTGGTGCTGGCGATTTGTTGCGCAATTCGGTAGACCGCGCCAATAACGCATGGAAACAGAACACCGCGCTCCAAAACGAGGTTGACCAGCGAAACGAGAGCTTGGCATCGCGTCTACAGGTGCTTAAGAACAAGGTTGACTCTATCGCTATCTCCATCGGCAGGCCGCTTACCAACGCTGTTATCTCCGCGCTCGAAGCGTGCGACCCGCTAATTCAGGGCGTGGGCGACCTTGCCGACGCCTTCTCCAAGATGGATACGGGACAGCAGCAGTTCGTTCTGGCTATGGTCGGTATCGCTGCGGCGGCTGGCCCCGTGCTTACCGTGCTAGGCAAGCTGGGGAAGGGCATCGGAACCGCTGTAACGGCAGTCGGCAAGGGTGCTCAGGACTTTGGCGTTTGGAAAGACGCGCTCGTCACCACCGACGGCGCACAGATGCGTGCATATGCGTCTGCCGATATGCTGTCAACCAAAATGGGTATCGCCGGAAACGCCGCTGCAAAGGCCGCTGGTGGAGCAGAAAACTATGTTGCCGCATGGCAGGGCTACTACCAGACCTCGCAGCGCGTAGTTGATCTAGAGGGCAAGTACGCCACGGCTGTAACCAAAAGCTCGACAGCTGCTGATAAGGCCAAGACCGCCGTTGACAAATATAAAGAAGCAGCCAAGCTCGCGGCATCGGCAGACGAAGATGGCAAGGCGGCTGCAACCGAGTACGCCAACACGCTGAAAACAAAGGCAGACGCTGCGAAAATGGCAGCCAAGGCATCTGCCGATAGCGTCAAGTCCATCAAGGATGAAATCGACGTTACGACCAAGGCCCGCGATACCTACGGCAAGATGGTTGACGAGTGGAGCGGCAGCACCAAGGAGACCGCCAAAGTCACCAAGGAAATTGCAGACGCGAACAACAAGACCAAGACGAGTGTTCTTGATTCTGCTAACGCCCTAAAGAAGCAGGCAGACGCGGCGAAGCAAAGCGGCGGTGCCATGAAGACGCTCGGCAGCGGTTTCAAGACCGCCGTTGCTGGCGTTAAGAATTTCGCTGTTGGCATCGCAACGGCTATTGGCCCCCAGCTTGCGTTTGCGGCGGCGGCAACCGCAATCGGTGCCGTTGTCGGCGACTTTATCGCTCAGGCCCAAAAAGCCAAAGAGCACGCGGAAAAAATGAGCAAGGCCATGCAGACGGGCAGCTCCATCATGGACAATGCCGCCCGCAGTGCAGACGGTCTGGGCGATTCTATCGGCGATGTGTCTGTAAACGCTGAGGAGACAACGCAAAAACTAATTGACCTCAACGAGTCCATCGGCGAGACGTTCACCAAGGTGAGCACCGATAGCGCCACGCTTGATAATTACGTTGGCGTGATTGATGACCTTTCTAAGAAGTCGAGCCTTAGCGCCACCGAGCAGTACCGTCTCGGCGAAGCGGTAAAGGGCTATAACGAAATCACGGGCGATTCCGTAAGCATCACCAATGCCGCCACTGGCGAGCTGTCCAAGAGCACCGATGAGATCGATAAGAACGCAGCCGCATGGAAACGCAACGCCGAGATGAAGGCGCTTTCCAATGCAGCATCTAAGTATCTCCAGCAGGAAATCGAAGCCGAGGGCAAGCTGGAAATCGCTCAGGCGAAAGTTACCGAAGCCCAGAAAGCAAATACTGCCGCCATCAACGAGTCCACCGAGTACTACAAGAAGCATAAAGAGCAAATCGACAAGGCCATGACGAGCAAGACCACCAATGAGTACACCAAGAAGTGGGGTCAGCTCAAAGGCGAAGTCACAAAGACGGGTCAAGCTCTCGATGATGCTCAGGGCGAGCTTGACGAGATTAGCGGCGACTTTACGTCCGCAGCGGAAAAGGCAGATTACTTTAGCACCCGCGCGGCGGCGCTTGCGGCTGGTCTTGACGAATCGTCCGCTAACATGGCTGGCAAGATCGCATCCTCCATTTCCACAATGGGCGAGGGCGTGAGAAATTCGCTTGATTCCTGTGGCATAAATATCTCCGACCTTGCCGTTAAGATGCAGCAGGCAGGCATTACCTCGGAGCAAATGAGCAACATCAGCAAGAGCAGCTTTAAGGCTATGGTCAATTCTTGCGGTGGAGATATTGATACTCTTGTTGGTCTTATCAACGGGTACAACAATGCGCCCATCGTGGATAAAGACGCAAATATCAACATCAATGACCTACAGCTGAAGGATGCTCAGGGCAATGTTGCCGTATGGAATGGCACCACGCTTGTTGATCTAAAGGGCAATGCAATTGCCGATGATACTTCTCTAACTGACGCGCAGGGCAACGTGTGGACATGGAACGGCTCCACCCTTGTTCCGAAGAGCACCACCGCCACCACGACCGGCAATGTTTCCGATGGTTCTGCCGAGAAGCAATCTAAGAAATATCAAGCAACTGAAAGTAAACGCAGTGGCAAAACAACTAACCACAGGGCTAACGGTAACGTCGTTGACGGTAGCGGTACGCGCGAATCGAATAGATTTACGCAATCAGTCAATAGGATTCCGAAAAGCCACAGCACCCATATTTCCGCGTCAGCTGATACAAGTGCTATCAACACCTTTACGAGCGCACTAAGCAGCATCCCCAGAAACGTCACCACGTTTGTGAATCAGATTATCTCGAAGCACCACAACGCCGCAGGCGGTATCAGACCCCACGCGGCAGGCGGCATGATGTTGCGCTACCACGCCAACGGCGCTATTGCGAATCGCCCTGGGGCTGGCGTGCCGCTTGATATCGTCGGCGAAGCTGGCGCAGAGGCCATCGTCCCGCTGACCAACCGCAAGTACTCGCGCCCGTTCGCACGCACTATCGCCGAGCAGATGAAGCAGGTGGGCGGCGGCGTGTCATCGCAGGTCGTCAACAACTACACCCTGAACATCGACGGCTCCACCATTCGCGGCAACGACCGCGCCAAAGAGCTTATCGAAGCCCTCGTGAGCGAGCTGATTTAGCCGATACGGGGGACTGATGCCATATCTACTTCCTTGACGAAACAAGGAGGTAGGTATGGCTTTAGGCAATTACGTTTCTGGCAACAGTAACGGTAAGTACAACTGGTGCTCCTACATTGATATTTGGGAAAACGCGAACGCTTCCAACGATGATAAAGTTTCTCTCCATATCGAGCTTGGCTACTGGACGCGCTACGCAATCGACGTTTACGCTAGCGGACACCTAGACCCGAACGATACCAACTGGAGCGGTTCGCTACAGTCGTGGAACAACAGCGATTGGGTGAAGGTCGCAGTCACGTCTACCAATGTTGACGTGTGGCGCGAAGCAAATGACAAGACCTATTCATGCAACGGCAGGATTTGGACTACTGGCGGTTTCGCGCCGGGTACGTCATGGTGCAGCGGTTCGTACACGGTCAAGGCGCACCCGCGCTACAAGCCAGACAAGCCCACCAACCTCACCGTGGAAAGCTCCACTGATACCGTCCAGAAGCTCAACGTCACGCTCCCCGAAAAGACGGGGTGGAAACTCTACGACAACGTAAACTTCTACCGCCATACCGACAACGGCGATACCGAGCAGCTGTACCACGGCACGCCCGTCTCCAACTACACCGACAGCACCACCACGGCGGGACACAAATATACCTATGACTGCCGCGTGCAGAATGGCGATAGCGCCAGCTTGCTTTCCGACCAGTCTAACGTGGTGACCATTTACACAAGCCCCACCGCGCTAGGCAGGCTTGAGCTAATCAAGACCGCCGAGAACAAGGCTCAGCTGAAGGGCTACGATGCCCCGCGTTGGTGTGACGGCTACCAGTTCCAAGTGACGAAGGACAACGGCAAGACGTGGAAGGACGTAACGCTCACAAGCGATTGGGTGGACGAGAACGCGCCTGCCGGAACCATTGTTTACCGCGCACGCGCCTACAAGCTCAAGCCCGTTAACGGCGCTGGGGATACGATCTACTCGCCGTGGACTTCCACCAACTCGATTACCACCATCTGCCAACCGAACTCGCCGACCATCAACGGGATTAAATCCGTCTATGCGGCGAACGGCGATAGGGTAGCCAACATTGCGTTCACATGGACACCGAACCACCCGGACGGCTCCACTCAGACCGCAGCGCAAATTGCTGTTAACGTGTCGGCTGGCACGACCACGCCCATTACCGTCCAAGGCGCTGCGACCTCATACACGCTTACAAATATCGGTATCGGTGACGTTTTCATCCGCGTGCGCACAAAGGGTCTCGATGCCGAGTGGGGCGCGTGGAGCGAGTGGAAGAGCACCAAGGTCGCAAAACTGCCGCAGGCGTACTTCACGTCCCCATCCACTAACGGCCTTACTGTCGATAAGCTGCCGTTCACCGTCACGTGGGAGGTCAACGACCCTACGGGCGTTTCGTACCAGAAGATAGAGCTTATCAATAACGGCTACGGCACCATGGCATACATCGAGCCGTCAACCAACACGCGCTCTTGGAACTTCGATAAGTACGCGATGCTGCCAAACAGGCGTTCGTTCACGCTGAAGGGCACGGTACGCAACGGCGCTGGCCTGACGATAGAGTTCACGCGAACGTTCTCCACCAGCTGGCTCACCCCTGCCGCCCCGTCCATCAAAATCGAATACACGCCAAACCTCAGCGCGGTTATCAACGTCCGCGCGTCTCAGACCGAGTATTCGGTTGAAGGCACAGCCCTTACGGGGCCAATCACCCAAAACGAGGACGGCGTGTTGCTGTCTGGCAAGCTGACCATCGAGAGCGGCGCTATCAAGCTGGCTAGCACGGCACCGTCCGTGTCGTTCGATATCTCACGCAGGAACCCCGACAATTCGCTCACGCCGCTTGAAACCAACAAGGGAATCGGCACGGGCATCATTGATCCCCTGCCACCGCTCAACACCAATTTCGTATACGTGGTGACCGCACGTTCTGAAGCCGGAACATACATCACGTTCAACGTCCACGGCTTTTGCGATTCTGACGGCGATGAAGCGTTTAACTTCGGCGATGCAGCTAGCGAATGTCTCCGCGTGGGCTTTGACGCTCAGGCGAGCAGGAGCAAGAAGGTATCGGGCAACACGTTCCACTTCGCGCTGGGCAAGGGAGCGTCCCCGCTGCCCATGTTCTACTCCAACGACGATTTGGACATTGACGGATCGCATAGCTACAAGATTCATTCCCTCGATGCCTACAGACGTGCCGAGTTACTTACGGATAAGCCCGAGAACGCCGTGTGCTACTTCCGCAGCGCGTTCGGGCGCATCGCGCGTGTGTACGTGTCCGCGTGGAATTTCGGTTACGCCGCCGAGAACTACATGCTGTGGAACATGGGCGCGAGCATGACCGAGTGCGTATGGGAGGAACCGCTACGATGACAGACTGGTGGAAACAGCGCACCGTGCGAGACGTGTACAGGTTCGTCCGTGTGTCCCGCGCAACTGGCAACGAACTGGAAATGCTGCCCATGCTGCGCGGCGGCACCATCACGCGCAACAATGATGTGCGTATCCTTGACACCGCAGAGGCCACGCGCGTAGGAAAGTTCGATATCGGCGCTGACCTCGTGCGCGTCTACAGAACGGCAGAATGGAGGGGTGGGCATAGCGAGACGGTCGTGCTCGGTACGTTCATCCCCGTAATCCCCAGCCGCAACGTCCATAACCGTTTCTCCACCGCCACCGTGAAACTGTACGGGCGCTTGCAGGAGCTGCTACAGGACAAGTTTGCTCACCCGTATACCGTCAACAAGGGCGAAAATGCAGTGGAGGTCGCCAAGCGCGTTGCAACCGAGATTGGTCTTACCGTCATCGCGGACCCGAGCGACTACACGGTTTCGCGCACGCGCGTCTACGGTATCAGTGCAGACCAGAACAACAGCGAGACGGACGATACCAAGCTGGGCATGGTGAACGACCTGCTATCGCTGGCTGGTTTCCGCGCCGCCAAGGACGATGTGATGGGCAACATCATCTACTCAAAGTACGTTGACCCAGTGAACCGCCCAGCTGCTTACTCCATGTCGGAGGGGCCAGACTGCAAGTTTGAACCAGACATGACGGACGAGCAGGATATCACCGAGATCGCAAACCATGCCGTGGTTGTCTACAAGTGCGAGAACGAGGGCGGCAACCAGATAACGTATGTCGGCGAAGCGTGGGACAACGACCCTGATAGCCAGTTTTCCACCGTCTCTCGCGGGTACACCATCACCAAGAGCTATGAGTACTCGGACGCGCCAGTTGGGTCTACCGCCGAGGAAAAGCAGGCATACGCTGATAAACGCGCCAAGACACTGCTTAAAACTAATCAGTCCGCTATCAGGCGCGTCACCATGACGAGTGCCGGATATCCTGCCACGGTTAACGATTCGCTTGATATCGACTACCCAACGGGCGGCATCAGCGGCAAGTTCGAGATTCGAGTGCAAAAGCTCACGCTCACGGGCGGTTGCCCGACCGAGACGGAGCTACGCCAGTTTGTGAGGTAGACAATGGATTCAGAAGCCGCGTACATGCGCTATCTCGGGCGCAAAGTCAAGCGAGGTATCAAGACCCCCGATATGAGCTCATACGTCAAGCGGCGTATAGGAAAGGTCGAATCGGTGTCAGGCTCCACCGTTACCGTCGATTTCGGTAGTACCTCCACCCCTATGCCCGTGGCTGGACTGCGCATAGTCAAGTCGTGCTCGGATATCAAGGCCGGCGATAGCGTTGTGGTGGACACGGTAGACCACGTATCGCTCATCACCGCGATCCTAGCGTAGCGGGGGAACGCAAGCCGACAATCCACGCCGTAACCGATAGAAAGGGAGGTGCGTATGGCTGGAAACATCACGGCGGCAACGAACGCCAACGGATACGTTGACCGATTCATTGATTCGTCTGGTAATGTTATCTACATCGAGCCGCAGACGTACCACGCGGCGGTTGAAGCGGCGAACGCGGCGGCGGCGAGCGCCAACGCTGGTGCCAAGAGCGCGAACAGCGCCGCCAAGGTTGCTAACGACAACGCGAGCGAAGCGGCGAAAATCGCAACGAACTTCAACGCCGCCGAAGCCGCGCGAGTAGCAAACGACATTAAGCGTGGAGAAGCCACCGATGCGGCTAACGCAGCAGCCACCGCAGCAAGCAAGGCGGCTCAGTCCGCAACGTCTGCCGCCAACGCCGCGAACGCCACCACCAAGTATGCCAAGCCGTATTTCATGCAGCAGTATGAGCCCGCACGCTCACAGCGAGTGGACGGAATGCTGTGGATTCCCACCAACGAAGCAAACCGTATGGTGTTCGCGCTCAAGCGATGGGACGCTGGAAAGACCGGAAACGCAATCTACCCAAGCAATACCACCATCTGCGGAGATACGTCCGTAATCGACATTGAGGGCGAGTGGACTACGTTCAGCCTGCCCCGTATCGCCTAGAAAGGATAACCAAAATGGCAAATCTCGTTGAGTATGTAAAGACTGTTTGGGAGAACGGCAAGACCGCTCTCAACGCCGCACGAATGAACAACATGGAGAAGGGCATCAGCGACTGCGCCACCCAAATCAACAAGCTCGGGGATTCC